CACCTTTACGGCTTTGGATGCGCTTACTCCAGACTCGTAAATGTCCTTCATTGCGCGGAAGGCCATGTTGCCAATCTGCTCATCCGCTCCGCTCAGGTATAGATTGTTGATAGCATCTTGAACGTGTGGCTTAACGTACAACTGTGGGCCATCCGCACCCTTGCGGCGAAGAACCAGAGGCACCATGCTGGAGTCAGTTCTAGTGCGGGAACCAATTCCATACTTCTCCATGCTGCGCACAATCTCAGCATCAGTTGCGTCTCGATAGACACCCTTAGCCAAGCGACTCATCGTGCCAGCAATGCGCTCACCGGGATCAACAATTTCACCAAGGTAGCTACGCACCGCCGGACCAATGTCTTTACGCTCCTTTAGGAAGCCATCGATTGAAGACGGAAACAGATTGTAGGAGCCAACCTCAGAGAGCTTCTTGTTATCAATCTCATTAATGTACTCATCCGCCATGCCAAAGGCACGTTCGCGGCTAATCGGAGATCCATTCTGCCCTGCCTCAACGTAAAAAGAATTGGCAAGTTCTTCGATAGCATCATTACGCTGTTGAGCGGACGGGAAATACTTCTTGTCCGTAAAGAACCTGTACTCGCGGGTAAGGTAGTTGCCGCGCTCCATCGACTTCTGAATGACGGAGTTAATTCGTTCGCCACTAGGTAGAACGGTGCCACCCATAGCTCCAGTAGGATCGCGGGTAATCCCAGCATCAATGTTAGACAGAAGCTGCTTCTGGAGATCCAGAATCTTCTCTCGGCCCAAGTCCAAGTCTGTCTTAAGGGATCTTAGCGTAGTGGGCAGGAAGTCCGTCTCACCATCGAGGTAGGCATTGATAGCCTTCTGGGCCTCAGGCGGGTTGGCGTCCTTGGCAATGGTCTTCTGAATGTTATCGCGAAGACGGCTACCAAGCTCTTTCATTCCTGCTACAGAATTATTGAAGTCAATGATTGCATCGTTTGCATCAGAGCCGATGACTCTAGATGGGAACATCGACGAGAAGAAACGGGTCAAGCCTTCTGTCTTTGGGCCAATAAGCTCTGATGGCTTAGCCGTAGCAATCTCTGACTGCATCTCTTCAGCCGCCTTAATTTGCAGCCGTTCTGCTTCACGCTTAAGAGGATTGGCAATCCCAATGATGGTTGGATCTTCAGATGATGGAGCAAGTTCTCGCGGGGTGATTTCCCCAGATCGAATCATGTCATCTACTTCCTTAGGCGTCTTGTTCTTAATCTTGTTGAACAAGCTCTCGCCACCATTCATCACCATCCTAAACAACTTGGGCGTAGACGCCGCACCAATAGCAGCACCCATCGCTCCATACTGAAGACGCTCTTCGGGAGTCTCTCCTTGTGATGCACCAATCGCTGCGCCAGCACCCGTGCGCCCAATAGCGAACGCAGCACCGGGGGTAATAAAACCGCCTTCCAATCCCATGCGTCGAGCACCAGCTCGCCCTCCCACGCCGGGGATATTTTGGACATCTTGAATAACATCCTCGGTGGTAGGCAGAAGTTCTTGCGGCAACCTACCAAGTTTCTTTTCAAGTCTAGCCCGTTCCCGAGCAGACTCTCCACGTCGGGTATCAATGACGTTAAGTTGGATTTGCTCAAATGGGGTCTCTGGATCAAACGTAACTTGTTCTGGGCCAGCTAGACGATTCTGGACAAGAGCCTGCTTAAGTTCTTGCTCTGTTTTCCCCTGTGTAAATTGACGCTGAAGTTCTTCGCTGCGCTCGATTGCTCGCTTTAATATCTCAGCAGATTCCGCAGCCGATTTGGTGGGAACTACACCCATCAACGCAGCAGACTCTTGGGCGGACTTAGTTGCATCGGTACGCACAAGGCCAAGCTGTGCTCCAACGCTATCAATAATTTCAGCAGCAGCAGCCTTCTGTTCTGGGGTTCCATTGGCAGCAATAGCGTCCAACTGCTGCTTAACCTCCTCGTTGGTCTTGCCGCGCAGGCTTTCCACCATCTCCTGACCACGGCCAGAAAGACGACCAATGCCCTTAAGGGCGAGGCCAACAAAGGGTGCGCTTACGCCACCAAAGGCTCCATAAGTAAGAAGCTCTTCAGCCGTAGGGGCGCGGCCCTCATCAATAACGGCCATTGCCGTAGCTTCGCCAGCACCAAGGGCTGCTCCACGAAGTGCCTCTTTACCAAGCATGGTGCCAACCTTAGTACCAGCTTTAGCAGCACCAGAGCCGGGGATAAGGTTGAGTGCTCCAGCAAACAATGCACGGCCAAGGCTTACGTCTTCCTTGCCCTCAATCTTTTGAGCAGCAAGGGAACCAGACACACCGCTGCCAAAGGCCAATACGGGATAGGAAATACCAAGGGTGAATGGCGCAAGTGACGCGCCAGCCACCTGACCAGCGGCACCAATAGCTACTTCAGCAGCTAGGCCACCACCAATCTGTCCAAGACTCGGACCCTCTTCAACTTGCGGCTGCTGCTTAGCAGCTGGAGACGCAATATACTGGGAGAAGATCTCTTCTAGTTCTCGCTCAGTAGGTGGTGCATCGCCAGTAAGTTTAAGAGTGATTCCGGTTTGGGGATCCCTTACCGTATAAGTTGGCATAAGCTATAACTCTATCGTTTACTTAGAAACTTGGAAACGGCCAATCTGCAAAGATTGTGGCACCTGAGTGGAGGCGGGCCTATTATAAACAGAATCAGCCTCATCCTTTACGGCGTCAAACAGCGGTACTTTCCGTCCAGTCTTGTTGCCAAACTGATCGTACTCATCTCGGCCAAAGCGGTTATGAAGACTCGACAACGCCTGACGGTACTTCTCAGGAATTTGATAGAAGGCCTCTGCGCCGTTCTTGGCAATGAAATTAGCAAACGCACCAAGGGTTTGGACGTAGTTTTCCTGCTTAACCTCGCGAGTTATTGAGGCCGAAAGCTCTTTGGCCTTGTCGTAGAACTGCACATTGTTGCCAATACGAACGTACTTTGCATCACCAACCTGACCAAACTCCATGTCCGCGCCAACAAACTTTTGAAAGTCATCAACAACTTTGGGCGTAATCTGTCCTCCCTCCTTAATGTAGTTCTTAGTAAGGATTGAAAGACGTTCATCTGGAGTAAGGGGGCGATTCTCCTTTCTTTCAACAACCGCAATCTCCTTTTCAACGTCTTTCTTAAATACGTCTGGAGAAGGAATCGTCTCAACAATTTGACCCATTGGAGCGCGAAGAACACTAATGCCCCTTGCAATGAATGGGTCTTCGGCGGGTTTAACCAACGGCTGACCAGAAAACTTTTGGGCCTCAGAAATTTGCTGCTTAACCTGATTGAGATCGTTGGTCTTATTCTCAATAGTCCGCTGACTGTCAAACAACTGATTCTCCAACGCAATGCGTTGGCTATCGGGCATAGAAGGTCTTGTTGAGCTAACGGGTCCAAGTCCTCCCAAAGAAGAGGGTAGAAAACTTACTGGAGCATTGATTGTTTGCTCAAGGGTTTTAGCAACTGCACGCTCTCTCTCAAGGTCTGCTTCGCGTTGTTTGATAGCGGCATCAGCCGAATCTGAAACAAACTCAAACTGTCCTTTAAGGCGATTCTGGCTTACGAAATCAGACACACCGGGAGGCGGAATGTTCTCTACGGCAGGCTTACCGGGAACCATTTTAGAAGTCTCAGCTACGTTGCCGCCATACAAGAACTCGCTTAGGTTAGCTTTGGGTTGCCCAAACCGAGTCTCAGGAGTGCGTGTAATGCTAGTGACTTCAGTCGGCACATTGCTCATAGCCGTACTCATGGCAGTACGGTTTTTCTTTTCCTGCTCTTGCTCGGCCAAGGCATTCTGTGCAGAAGTGAACTGTAAACGTTGAATAGCTCTAGCTGGAGCCTGCTTATACTCCTGATTAAGCGCAGAAATTTCAGCAAACGCAGCCGTGCGTTCGGCTTTGTTTGAGCTATTTGCGCGGCGTTTGAGATCGTTAATCTGCTCTGACGTTACAGTAGGCGCATCTGCGTACAAACCCTTGTTTGCTGGATTTGTAGCCTGCTTGATATTGTTATCAAGACTAGCCAGTTCAACTTTGTTAGTCTGCTTCTCAAGCTCTTCTTCCTGCTTGGCCTTTTGATAACGCTCAATGCCCTTGCCTACACCAGCTCCAAGCGCAGCAATGCCTTTGCCAAGAGCTTCGCTCCCAGCAACCGACCCCCTTAGATAAGGGGTGTAATCAATCGCGCCAAGACTAGCGTTAATGCCTGTGCCAATGCGTGCCATGTTAGGAGAAGATGTAGTTATTAATGCGGGAGTCCATCCACTTGCGGATTAGGTTCTTGATGCGCGGCTTGTTCTTGAGCCATGCAGCAAAGCCCTCTCCATGTTTGAAGTAGAGCTTCTTGAACCAAGACGGCGACTTCATTACGAGCCACTCACGGAACATCATCCAGCGGGGATTAGTTTCGCCGTACACCTCGCGAGCCACCCAACATCCAATCGCGCTACCAATAGCATTGTAGACACCAGCAGCCCTTGCGCCCTGAGCCGCAGCCTGAGCACCGTAAGTAGCCGCCTGATAGTTGCCAAGGTTGGCGTTCTGCTGAAGGGCAAGGTTGATGCCAGCGTTCGGATCAAACACCTGACCGCCCATGTTCTGCATAATGCCAGCCGCCAAGCCCTGTTGCTGTTGGCCAACGCCAAGAGCACCAGAGGGACGACCCAAAACAACACTCATGGGATCAAAAGCTGCTCCGTAAAGGCCAACCAACTGGCTCTGGAATGCGCGATTAGCAGCCATCTCTCCCTGCTGTGCTTGACCCAGCATACCAAGGTTGGCAATGTTTTGCTGCTGTTGCGTAGCTTGGAACGCACGGTTTTGCAACCCCATGTTGGTAAGCTGCTCAGCGTTAAATAGCCCCACTTGATTCTGCGCGGCTTGGTTAGCCAGAGCGGCACGCATAGCCACGTCCTGATTGGACAACATTCCTTGATTGGCGGCACCAGCCCCAAATTGAGCAGCGGCATTTTGGGCAGAAATATTAGCCAGAGCCATCTGCTGCTGAGCCTGCTGGTTGGCAGCAGCCTGCTGGAGAAACGCCTGCTGGTTAGCCAGCGTAGCCTGATTCGCAGCACCCGCACCAAACTGAGCAGCCTCCTGAGCGGCTTGCATATTCGCCAAGCCAAACTGGTTAGCCGCCGACTGATTGGAAAGTCCGTACTGACCAAGCAACGCCTGATTGGCGAGGTTGGCCTGCATTGAGGCTTGCTGGTTAGCGAGGGCAAACTGAGCCGCCTGCTGGGCGTTGAACTGCCCTGCCTGCATCCCGGCCTGCTGATTGGCTAGGGCAAAGCGAGCCTGCTGTTCAGCGTTAGCCATAGCCGCAGCGTTCTGCGCACCCGCACCAAACTGCGCTGCCTGATTACCAGCAGCCATGTTAGCCAGCCCAGTCTGGGAAAGGATGCCCTGATTAGCCAAAGCAAACTGCGCTGCGCGATCAGCATTCGCCATTGCAGCGGCGTTCTGGGCCGTAGCACCGAATTGACCAGCTTGGTTAAGTGCAGCCATATTGGCCGAAGCGGCAGACATCTGGGCCTGCTGATTCGCCATAGCAAACTGAGCGGCTTGCTGAGCATTAGCCATCGCGGCAGCGTTTTGAGCAGCGGCTCCAAACTGCCCCGCCTGATTAGCGGCTGACGCACCAAACTGGCTAGCCTGATTCATGGCGGCCTGATTAGCCAACGACATCTGAGCAGCAACGCCCTGATTAGACTGCGCGGCCTGCAACATCGCTGCTTGATTGGCCTGCTGGAGACCCAAGTCCTGACCGTACACGCCCGTAGCAAATCCACGGGAAGCACCAAGGTCAGCGAGGTAAGCCTGATTAAGGGCAGACGCCTGCTGAATGTCCTGAGCCTGACGCTCACGCACGGCACCCGCACGGGACATGGCTTCAGCGGCAATAGCCTGATTGCTCATGTCCAAGCCACGGGCAGTAAATGCCTCACGGGTTGCCTGCTGGGCATTGCGAAGCTCTTCTGGGCTGAGTTGGCCCGTAGACGTAGCCATCTGAGCCGCACGCTGGCGGAAGGTCTCAGAGGCAGAGGTGGGTGCGGCTTGCAAAGCCTGCTGGTAGAGCGACTGACCAAGCTGACCCTGCTGAACCTGTTGTGCAGCAATATCAGCAACAGCAGCAGCCTGAGCGGCGTTATATCCCTGAGCTTGATAGCCCTGAGCAGCAACTTGAGGCGCGGCACCAAGCATAGCCGCCTGCATTTGCTGGGCCTGATAACCCTGCTGCTGAACGGTCGGAGCAGGTCCAAGGGTGGGAGCGGCAGCACGTTCAGCTTGGAAGCCCTGCTGCTGCACCATTGGAACAGCCCCAGCAGATACAGCCTGCATGGTGGGCGCACCACCCAAGAGAGCAGCCTGAGCCTGCGGAGCGGCACCAGCCATCGTAGCCTGACCTTGAGCCGCTTGAAAGCCTTGCAGGGAAACGGGCTGAGCAGCCGCCTGTTCAGCAGCCGTACCAGTTGTAGCCTGATAACCTTGGAGGTCTACTTGCGGAGTTTGGCCAATCGTACTGGCCGTAGCTTCGGCTACACCAACATCGCCAAGTCGCTGTGCTCCGGTAACTGCCTTTTGAAGTCCACCAAAGAAGTCGGTTGGGCCACCCATTTCATTAGCCCTCTTGAGGGCTGCAAACATCTCTGGGTTAGCCTTTTCAATAGCCGTGCGATAACCCGAGCTTTGTGCTTGAAGGGCGCGAATGTCTGCATCGCGTTGGAGACGGTCAGCTTGCTCTTGAGCCGCAACAAGACCGGGGGTAACCTGACTGAGAATGTCAATAGCACCAGCCTGTCCCGGCTGTCCATCTTTGCCGGGAACGCCACGCAAATACTGCTCCATCTCTTGGAGATTGAGTTGCGTGTACTGCGGGCGAAACTGCTGTTCAGCACCAAGAATCTTCGACTGCAAGGCCGGGTCGGCCATTGCGTTAATGAAATCCAACGCCGACTTATTAGGGTCGATAGGGGTAGGGGCTGGCGGTGCAGCGGTAATTCTGGTGGAACCCATGATGTTTAAGTAAGTAAACGCGCAAGCCTTTCAAAGGCACTTGTATTGTACACCCTTAGTCTACCACTCTTGTCTCTACTCCTGCGCCATGCAATGTAAGGAAGTTTGACTGGAGCTTGGTCGCAGAACCATGTAACAGAGTTGTCCCCCACGGCGCAATGAACAAACCAGCAGTCTGGCTTGGGCGGGTACAAGACATCCTCCCCCAACTCTAGCTGGATTGCCCTGCCCATAAGCAACCTATCCGGTAGGCTAATTACCACCCCATGCTCCAGATAGAACGTCAGGTTCTTTTCAAAGCTTTCCCCGGCCTCAAGTGCAATCCTCTTGGCCTCGTAAATGGGCTTCATTAAGAAGCTTCTGTCACAGAGCGGAACGCTTGGGAAGCCTCAAGTTTCACCATACGCAGCTTGGGTCGGCCCTTGGTTGGCACGAACTTCATCTGCATCCCGTAGGCGCGGATGTTGCCAATACGGCCACGGACAGAGCTATCTTCCGCGATGGGAAGATCGAAGCCAAGACTTTCGGCTAGGGTGTACATCTCTGCCTCCTTGTCGATGTTCTCCGAAATCATCGTAATCTCGGCATCGCTAGGCTCCTGATCGGAGGATTCGACGTGAACCTCGTAAGCATTAAAGCTCTTCCGGCCAACGTCGCCAAACGTGTACTGGCGGGTAACCACCTCCGACTCAATGGGGTAGGGAGTAGAAGCTGCGCCGGGACGGGTGTAGATGTAGTCGAACGCATCAGGACGTTCGTCAATGACGTGTACGCCACCAAAGCTGTTAACAGCGTATAGCTTGTTCACCCCACCCGCTCCGCTGACAATCAGATTGGCAATGTTCCAGCCGCTCTGGTCAATCAGGTCCATGCTCTCCCAACCTTGATTCAGCAGGTTGTAGATCAGGATAGCGTTGTTGGTCGTGCTGCCATCAATAGGTACTGCAATCCAATAGCGATTGTCGTGATAGACGGCTACGGCGTTGTGCGCGTAGTCTGGGTTAATCCGCTTGATGAGGGGATTGATGGGGTCAGACAATGGCAGTCCTGCCCCACGAAGGTTATACAGGTCTTGAAACTGCGTAGCGTAGATGCCGTTGTCCGATAGGAAGAAAATCTTGTCGCCAATGGTAACGACACTCTTTTGCGCTACCAGTCCTGCCTCACGGGTAATTTCCTTGAGCGCAATGTCGTTCAGCGAACCGCTCAGCCCCATCATCAGGTGGATGGAGTTGCGGTTAAAGATGACGGCATTATCCTCAGTAAACGGATGAACATACTGAAGATAGTCGGCAATCCCGGCAGTTACCTTTAGTTGGTTGAGGATACGGTCATAAGTGTCCGAGTCAAAAACGTCGGACAGGAGAATCTCATCACGCACATTACGGCTCGTAATCGTCTCGCTGCCGCTACTGCCAGAGGTCGTGTAGTAGTAGGGAACAATCAGACGACGCTGGTGGTACACACCCCATGCGGGGGCGGGCATATGCGTGAAGCCAAGCTGGGAAGGCTGCCTCTTGGCGTACACCACCGTAGTGGCTGCGCTATCGGAAATCTCTGTGTAGAACGTAAAGCTACCAGTTCCCGGCACGGTGGCTACAACGTAGGGCGTTCCCTCGCTTAGTTCGGTAGTGCCGTTGTTTACAACGAAAATCAAGCTGCCAATGCTCAAGCCGTGAGACGCTGCTGTGACGGTGACTACGCCATCCGTGATGCTCGTATTATTCGATGCATCCAAATAGGTGCTTGCCGCGTAGTCTCCATTAGCCACCTTCGTGAACGCTGGGGAGCCAGAGAAGCTGCCGTTCCATTGCAGAGCCGTAGCTCCGTCGCGGAAGATGAACACCTTGTTGAAGGCTTGCAGCATATTCACCGACGACGTGAGCGTAATCCCCGTGGGGTACGCAATCGTGGTGGTAGCCTTCGTCGTCATGTTGATGGCGACGGCGTTTTCGTACAGGGCTAGAATGATGTACTCCTGACTATCGCTCGCAGGGTCAGAGAATAGGCAGGAGCCAAATGCGCCGTTGAGGGCCGTAGTGCCAACGATAGCTCCACCAGCCTTGGACGCACCAGTAACTGAATAAGTCTCGCTGCCTGTAGCTCCAGCAATGGTGTAGGTGAAGGTGTTGAGGCCCGTAACCGTGACGGTCTTGTTGCCGTTGGGGTCTACGGTGCCGGGGCCAACATCCACAATGGCTACGACGTAAGACGACGAGAAGCCATGATTGGTGGAGGTCGTAATCGTAACGGTGGTGCCAGAACGAGTGGCCGAGCTAATCACCACTTGGGGCCACACGTAGAACGGCAGGGCAAGAGCCTCGTTCACAGACCCAATCGTGGGTCCAAACGTATCTACGCCGGGACGCACTTGCCACGTCCCATCGACGTTCATGCGTCCGTTGACGGACATAGCAAGCTCGCCAGCCTTCAGTTGGTCGGGGCGTAGCCGATTACCAAACCGGGAAAAGCCAATGTCTGCGTCCTCCGTGAGTTGATTGTCACGGGGGCCAAAGTTGCTGTAACGAGGCATGGCGATAGTTTACACCATCCCCGAGCCAACTACTTCATCTTCCGACGCTTGAAGTCAACGCCCTTGATGGTGCCTTTGTTACGGGAAGCGTAGAACACGGACTCGCCGCGCTTCTTCCCATACTCTTCCATCATGGCCTTCTTGATCTTCTTACCCTTCTTAGTGAGTGGCATATTACTTACAGGGCTTACGCTTGCCCATCTCGCACTTACGTTTTCCGCAATTCATCTTATGGTTCTCCTCGGTTTCCATCATTTCCTCCGCATCTTCGATGGCTTCCTCGGCCTCCTTCATGCGGCGATAGAGCATACGCTCTTGTTTCATTGAACGATTCTTGTCTTCCTTCATGGTTAACAGTCCCAAGCCCGCCGACTCCAATAGTTAGCGGAAAGTTTGTTGGTCTTGCCTTTGATGCCGCCAGACCGAGCGCAGTAGCTCTTCTTGCGGGCAGGCTGGTTCTTCTTGATCGTCATGTTAGCATCCCCAAAGCGAACGATGCGCTCCTGTCCATTCTGGCAGGCTTTGACGACGAACTTCTTGCCGCCCTGCACGTCCCTGCGCGGGACGTTACACTTCATAGCCTTCTTATTCATCGCTCTTTAGGATCTTGATGAGCTTGGTAACGGTGTAGGCAATCGACACCAGAACAAGGATGAAGGCTGCGATCTCGTTCACTTGAGTCAGGGTGATCGTCCCAAATGACCCTCCCACGCTTACCGCAACCACCTTAGTGATGTCGTTATCGAAGATCATTTGCGGATAAGGCTGGTCATACGGCTACCGAACCACCACGCAACTGACGTACCCGCCAACATCATGAAGCTCTGGATGGCTTCCACCTTCAGGTATTGGTCCTCGATCAGAAAGAAGCTGATGAAGGAGCCAAGCACTAGGCCGATGGTGAGGAAGGGGCGAGTGACGGCGCGGACGTTAGCTGCCCACGGTGCCACCTTCTCCGTCATGTCTGCGGCAGATGCCGACTGGGATGCCGCAAATGCGTTCCATGCCGCAAGTGCCTCAGCACTAGCAGCTTGCTTATCAAGCATATCCAACGCAAACTTGTTGTCCTGCTTCTTCTCCCAGATGCGGATTACCGACGTAGCAACGCTGCCGAACAGTCCGAAGAGACCGCCCGTGCCAGCATTGAAGAGAAGCTCAGACCACCAGCTCATGTCGTGTAGTTCACTTGGGCCATGCCCCGCCAGCGTGCGCCGCTGTCGTCAGTAACGAACACAAAGAGATGGGTCTTGCCCGTGGACAAGCTGGGGGCCGTATCGTTCGGCCACTTAACCGTAGCGGGCCAACTAATCGTTCCAGACGTATTCTCCACCTCAAGGGCGAACGCATATGCGCCCGAGGGGGCGTTGCTGAAGGTGAACGTGCTGTTGCTGCTAATCGTCTTGGTGAAGTAGTTGCCCAGCGAACAATCGATATCTAAGGCACCTACAGCCGTCACCGCACTCTTGTACTGTCCCGTGGTCTCAAGGCTCGTAAACTTGCCGGAAGAGGCCGTAGAAGAGCCAATAGGGCGCGGGCTGGCAAACACCTGAGCAGCCGTGGTCTTGCGGAGGGCTACATCTGCCGCGCTATGCACCAGAATCGTATCAGCGTCAGCTAGTACCGTCTTGGCCGTCTGATCCGTAACGGCACCGGGAAGCAGCACGGCATCATCAACATGGTCGTTGAGATTGGTTGCCGATACGAGGTTCGACGGGGAGGTCGTCCCGTAGGTGGTGCCTTTTTGAATCTGGGCCATGACTTAGTATATCAGGGCTTTACGGGCCAGACGACGTTGTGCGGGAATCCAGCCTGAGCCGTAATGTCGCGGAGAGCCTGACGATAGGTAGTCCACTCCACCTTGGTAGGGTTGTCCAAGGGCGTGTCGTTAAGCTGGGTCCAGTCGCACTCGGTGAGCTTGGCATTGCGTTCGCGGCGTACAGCAGCCGCCTTCTGGGCATCAATCTCAGCCTTCTCTTCCGCCGTGTACTTAACCCACAGCTTTACCTCAACCACTTCATTCGGATTGATAACGAACACGGACCCTGAAAACTTCTCATCAACGATACCCTCATCAATACGAACAGGAAGCCAACCAAGGGCGCGAAGCTCGTCATTGCTCAGCCAGTTGAGGCCAGACACATTGCGCCAGCTACTCGGCAGGGCGCGAGGCCCATCAACAATGGCGTTATTCTCTACCAGACAGTAGTTCATGTTCGTAGTTTAGGGCTTTGATTTCCTCAAAGGGGTGGGTCCAATCGCCATACTTCTGCTGACGGAACAGCCGCATAGAGTTGTAGTAGGGCGTTTTAGGGCCGGGTTCTGCGTACAGATAATACCCCATTACTGGGATGACAACCCACGTTGGGACACCCATTGCCGCAGAAAGGTGGCTTACGGACGTACAGGACGAGATTACGAGGTCGCAAGTGCTGATGGCGGCTTGGGTATCGTCCCATGTATCAAGGGCCACCGTTTGCACCCAATCGGGCTTGTATTCCAAGTCTGCGTCCCGTTGCAGGCTGATAAACTCTACGTTGTCCCGTTTGACCGCATCAAAGAACAAGGGTGCCGGGAACAGCTTGTGGTGCTGGGCCTCAAACTGCTTGTTGCCAGACCAGCGCAGACCAACCCGCAGCTTCTTGGAATAGTAAAGGTCCGGAATCTCGTCGAGGTACGGGACGCCATAAATCATCTCCTTGGACAGATTCATGTATACCGGGGCTGACATAGCCGCCATCCAGCAGTCGTGATAGACGCCGTACTCTGCACCGTGCTGCACCACCGCTGAGCAGAGGTTGGCGTTGTTGACAAACCGCACCAACTCTGGAGAGCAGGAAATGATGATGTCGGCCACTCCCTGTTCGCGGACATTGCGGATGTAGCCTAGCTGCTGGATCTGGTCGCCCAGTCCTCCTTCAAGGTACATGAGCAGGGTAGCGCAGGGCTTGCCGTTCCACTCAGGCTGTGGCGTGTTGGGCGGGCTGTTGCCAAACACTCCCACCTTACGACCACGGTAGAGCAGTTGGTGGCCGAGACGGAAGTTGCCATCGTGCAACTCGTACCACCCACGATTGAAGGCGGCGCGGTTGTCGTTGGGGCGTTCGATAGCCAGCTTGTCGGCAATGCGTCGGCCTTCCTTGAAGTCCCCCATCGTAGAGGCGGCTAGTTGGAGGTCGAGGTCATCCACCTCTGGCTTGGTGCGCGGCTCGGGCAACCAAAACTCGGGTTGACAGAACTGCGAGTAGTGGCATCCAAGAACGTCTTTAGCCAACTGGTTGTGCTGCCGTGCCAGCTTCGGCTTGATGTCGTGCATCCCAGCGTAGCCATGAATGAACTCGTCGTTTTCCTTCACGCTCGATCCGTCGATGTTATCAAAATCGTAGTCGAACGGCGGCAGATCGAGAAAGGCGTGGATGCGATCTAGCTCGCGCTTCGGATTGGCAAGCAAGTCCTCGTACTCAACGAATAGGAAGCACTCGGGAAACGCACGATAACCACCTTCAAGCGTCTGGTACGCGGCTTTCAAGTGCGCGAACAGTTCGCCTTTTTCAATGAACGCGGTAAGGTTGTCGGGCTTGGCTACGCGCACGAACGAAGCAGCGCAGTCAGGCACGCTGCGGACTGTTGCGATGATCTTCGGCTGACAACCGAGCACCTGAGCCATCGAGCGGATAATCACCGGAACGGGCCAGCCACGGCTCTTGTCGATGACAACTGGTTTGGTGGTTTCGTCTAAATGAAACGTCGTCGCAACCACGCGCATCGCGTGTTTGAGCTTTTTACGTTCTGGGTCGCTGTCGTTCAGCAGCGGCGCGTCTCGCCATGTGTTTGCCAGCCCGTCCAACGCGTGGACAAGTCCCGAGGTGGTCGAGACGTGTGTCTGCGGATTTTGATTTAGGATTGCCGCTAGGACTGTAGATCCTGAGCGTGGTAGGCCAGAAAGGAAATGAATCAATTGTGTTTAAAAATTAGCTTTCTGTAATAGCTGCGGCGTGGTTAAATCCTGCTGCAACACTCGCCCACGTTGTCAACGAGCCAACTTGTACAGGAGATGAGCGGTTGGTAGTGTCTCCCAAACCAAGTTGCCCAGCGTTGTTATATCCAAATGTCCACAGTGTTCCATCCGTTTTGATGGCTGCTGTATAACTGTATCCCGCTGCGGCACTTAACCATGTTGTTAATGCTCCTACTTGCACGGGGGATGAACGATAGGTCGTGTTCCCTTGTCCAAGTTGACCAAAAGAATTGCGACCAAAGGCCCAGAGTGTTCCGTCAGTTTTGACTGCTACGGTGTGATAGGTGCCTCCTGCAACACTTAACCACGTCGTTAGCGCACCAACTTGCACGGGTGAGGAACGGTTGGTTGTGTTTCCTAGGCCTAGTTGGCCTAGGCTGTTGAGGCCAAATGTCCACAGCGTGCCGTCTGTTTTGATGGCTGCGGTGTGGCTGTTTCCCGCTGCAACGCTTGCCCACGTTGTCAATGAGCCAACTTGTACAGGAGAAGATCGGTAGGTAGTGTCTCCCAAACCAAGCTGTCCAACATCGTTGACGCCAAACGTCCACAGCGTTCCATCGGTTTTAATGGCTGCTGTATGATTGTTTCCTGCTGAAACGCTCGCCCACGTCGTTAATGCGCCAACTTGGACAGGAGAGGAGCGATTAGTTGTATTCCCTAGGCCAAGCTGTCCACCAACGTTGAAGCCAAACGTCCACAACGTTCCGTCTGTTTTAATCGCTGCTGTGTGGCTGCCTCCTGTTGCGACAGTTGACCATGTCGTTAATGAGCCAACTTGTACAGGAGATGAGCGGTTAGTAGTGTCCCCTAAACCAAGTTGCCCAGCATTGTTATATCCAAATGTCCATAACGTGCCATCGTTTTTAATGGCTACTGTGTGTCCATTTCCTGCCCAAACGTTTGACCACGTTGTCAATGCTCCGACTTGGACGGGAGAGGAACGATTAGTTGTATCCCCTAGGCCAAGTCGTCCAGTACCGTTATTGCCAAACGCATAAAGCCTATACTGAAGTTCACCAGCCCCAGCCCCACCCATTGCGAGTCGTAGAATATTTGGGTCCATGATTAATTAACGTAGTCAACGAGGGATGCGCCGCGCCAGCGGGTGCCGCCGTCATCCGTGACAAAAATAAAGATATGCGTTTTGCCAGTAGTCAAAGTGGGAGCCGTGTCCTTCGGCCATTTCACCGAGGTCGGCCAAGTGATGGTGCCTGACGTATGCGTTAACTCAAGAGCAAATGCGTAGGCGCGGCTTGCGGGGGGACTGCTAAACGTAAACGTTGAGTTAGCCGAAATGGTCTTCGTGAAGTAGTTGGCCGTCGAGCAGTCGATGTCGAGCGCGGCTACAGCCGTGATGTTGGAAGCGTAGTTGCCAGACAGGTCGAGTTTGCTTGCCGGGGAGGTCTGTCCAATTCCCATCCGGCCATTGGACTCAATGCGGAATACCTCCGTGCCGCCCTCCGTAAAGGCGATAGAGTCAGCAGCCGGGAAGAAAATACCCGTGTTGGTGTCGCCGCTAGTGGTGATCGCGGGTGCGGACACCGTGCCAGCACTAACCGTAGCTACACCCGTAGCCTCAAGCGTCGTAAACTTACCAGCCGCAGGAGCCGTTCCGCCAATAGCAGGAGGAGAGGCTAGATAGTCGGAGAATCCCGTGCCGCTCACCGTGCTCGATGCGCTCAGCGTCGTAAACGCGCCTGTAGAGGCACTAGACGCCCCAATAGTAGTGCCGTTGATGGACCCACCAGAAATTGTGACGTTGCTGGCGTCTTGGCTAGAGATGGTGCCAAGCGTAGGCAGACCAGTCAGGTCTGAGTATTTTCCGCTAGTGGCGACAGTAGCAAGAGTCGGCGTGCCGCTCAGGTCGGCATACGCCCCCGTAGTGGCAACAGTAGCTAGTCCGCTGACGTTAGCCGCCGGGACTGTTCCCGTGCTAATCGTGCCAAGGGTGGTGATGTTTGTGCTGCCAGCCCAAGTGCTGAGAGCCGTGTTCTCTACGTTGCTAAGACCGATAGCGGTTTTCGCGGAACTGGCAGAGTAGTTCTCCCAACGCTTGTCTCCACCGTCATAAACAAGGAAGTCGTTGTTGGCCGGGGACGTAAGCTGTACGTTCTGGTCCGTTCCACCAAGCTGCGAACCGGGGAAGATCTTGACGTAAATCGAGCCAGAGCTACCGGAACCAGCGTTAGTAACGATACCAATTTCAGACTTAATATTGGGCGCAGCGGGCTTGGTAGCCGTCATTGCTCCACCGCCAGCCGGATCGTACCAAAGCGTATCGTTGTCTACATAAACCGACGTGTTTAAGTTGGGGACCAGCCCCATTGCAACAACTCGGCCAAAGTCATTAAGGGCAATGTTCTCAAAGGCTACACCAACAAAAGCATTGCCATCCGTAATGCCAGCAGTTGAGGGGCCAAACGTAATTACGCCAGAAGACCCAACAACGCCCGTCTTCATTATCAACTGGCCCTTGGTGATTGCGGCAGACGCCTTGCCGTACACCATAATCTGTTCGTTAAGCTGGCTAGTGAAGCCGCCGCTATCGACACGAACATTCAGCGTTCCGGTGGTTCCCCACCACAGACGACCAATCACTTCAGTAACAGTCGCTCCTGTATCAAACTGAATGAAATCGGGAGACGACAGTCCTCCTGTAATGCTAGCCATGGACGTGATGTCCGTGTTAGCACCAGACGCTGCCGCACCTAGATTGGCACGGGCATCGGTAGCGTTACTAGCTCCGGTGCCGCCTTGAGAGACGGGCAGGGTGCCGCTAAGCGTTGTGGACACAGGGGTGTCCAGCAGCAGCGTCTTGAAGATGTCCATCTTAGAGGTAGTTGAGTTCCTGCGCTTCGATCACAGCATCGCTTGAGGCTTCGCGGATTGCGCGGGCTTTAAGGGCCATAGTGCGCGTCCAGTAGGCCGAGCTATTGGCAGGCAGACGGAAGCCCTTGGTGGCCGTAGGATCGGTGGTTCCGTCGAAGGTAACGCGAATGTCTGCATTGGTCACCTGCACCAGAACGTGTTCCGTGTCCGCAGCCAGCGTCCAGTCAAGGAACGCCACCGCCGACGAACTCACCGTGCGCTGCTTGTGGGTCGTGCCATTCTGGGGGATGGCCTGCGACGGGGTATTGACGATGCGTGCGTTAGGCATGACTTAGATCGAGAACGGGGTGGCCTGTACAGCGGCGTCTGACGCGCCAGCGCGGATGAACTTGGCGAGGCGGGCAGTTTCCTTGTTCCAAAAGAACGGCTGCACCCCGGCCTTGAACAAATGTCCGTTGGATGCCGTAGGAGTGGAGCCGTCAAAGGTCACCATAATGTCAGCCGTTTGCACGTCAATGAGGACGTACTTGGTCTTCGCGCTGCTCCAGCCAGCGGTGAGGCTGACGGCAGCGGTGCTTACGGTCAGACGTTCATCAGCTTCGCCCGTGGGCTGCGGATAGAGATTAACAACAAGGGAGTTATTCATGTTTAGCGGAACTGACGTGAAGTGTAAGTAGAGAATCGGCGGTAGAGGCCATTCATGTTGCGCTGCTGGCTAGCCTTCTGCATCTCCGTGTCGAGGTACATCTGCGCCACTTGCTCCTCAGCCATAGCCTTGTCCACCTGACCGTCCATGCGGAGGAAGTCGGCGTAGGTAGCGTGCGCGGCGTAGTAGAACCACTCTTGGGGGATGTTAGCAGATCCCGTGGCATACGGGCCATCCCAGATGGCTTTGTACGTTACCCAGAAGCCCGTCAGGTCTGGGTAGTTGTCGATCAGCTTAGCCCCATCGACATCGACGTAGTATTCGTACTCCCAGCTACCACCGTTCTTGATGGGGTTACGGTCGTGCAGGCGGGCAAAGATTTCCACATCCGGCATAACTACCGGGGTTAACAGCCCCGTGCCAGTATAGGTTTCAGTTCCCGTGCCGCTGGTAAGGTCGTAGGTGACGGTTTGGCCGTCAATGGACGTAATCTCGTAAGTGCCGTTAGGGCTGACACTTCCGGAAAGCCCGCTAATCGTTACCTTCTGCCCCACCGTAACGTCGAAGTCTACACCACCCGTAACGAACGTCACCGTCTGCCCGCTGCGCGTAACGCTGGATGCCATGCGAGCACCATTGGCAGAATCATAGCTGTAGGGGACGTAGCCATTCGGAGCAGGACGAGCATCAAGCCGCATATAGCGCGGCCACACGTCGCACGCATCATACGCCTGCCGCAGCCGACGATTAGCCATCGCCAGAATCTTCGTGGATTCGGTCGGCGCAAACTCATCCACGCCAGCAAGGGCGCGGATAAGCTCAAACAGGTCCGTATAGGTGCGATTGGTCATGCTTTGTTAGGCGAAAGCTCGGGCATCTTCTTGTTGAAGTAGGACATGAACTCACGGCTATGCACCGTCTCATGCCCATATTTCTTCACCAAGCGGAAATACTCGCGGGCAGGCATAACACCGACACACTTGCCCAAACCGGGGATGAGACGGTGCAT